AATAAAGTAATTGATTCAGAAGACAAGGTAGATGATTGCAGTTACCCAGACATGTGGGGGACTATGCTATTTCGAAAGAATATGATAAGATATATAGATCCTAAACTAGATCATCCAGGAAAACAATTAAAAGAATGGATATCTAAAGGTACTAATATTAGGGCAGTAAGACCAGGCGGACAGTATATGGATATTGGAACGCTAAGAGGACTTAAACAATTGTACAAGGAGATGGAATGAAATTAAAGCCAGTATTTGAAGATGTATCTCAGTTTAACTGTAGTGATCTATATTTAAAATCAGTAGGAGCACCAGCTGGTAATAAGATTTGGTCAGCATGCCATGAAATTGCACACATGTTAATTGAAAAGAATATATCATATGGGAATTCTGCTTTAGAGCCAGCAAGAATATTTTCAACGGCGGATTCAACAGAACAATTAAAAGTACGAATTGATGATAAACTAAATAGAGTAAAGAATAACCAAGGATACGCTGGGGATAATGATATTGATGATTTAATTGGATATTTAATCCTATATAAGATAGCAAGATTGGGTTGATTTTTTAGTCGACTAGGAGTATACTCTAATATATGTCTGATATAGAATTAACCCACCATTTTGACCGCATGAATACTGTGGTTTCAGAATTGCTCAAAGGTAACAACCCCACCCAGATTGCCGCCATCACAGGCTTTAAGAGAGCCGAAGTAGTTGAGTTGGTAGATGAGTGGAAGAGTGTTGCTCATAACGACACAGCGGCCCGTGAGAGGGCTAAAGAGGCTATCTCTGGAGCAGACCGTCATTACGCAATGCTTATTAAAGAAGCATGGAAGACCGTAGAAGATGCGGATACTCAGGGGCAATTAAACGTTAAAGCTACAGCTCTAAAACTTATTGCAGATATTGAAGGAAAAAGAATTGGCATGCTTCAAGAGGTCGGACTTCTTGACAATGCAGAGTTAGCGACACAGATTGCAGACACTGAAAGAAAGCAAGACATCCTTGTAAAGATATTAAAAGAAGTTACGGCTACCTGCCCTAAGTGTAAAATGGAGGTTGCAAAACGCCTTTCTCAAATAACTGGAATAGTTGAGCCCGTTATAATTGATGCGGAGGTTCTAGGTGGATCTTAATTTTGATGATCTAATTGACATACTAGATGGCGAAGAGTTTGATGAACGTCCAGTAGATCTAAGAACATTTGTTACAAGCCCAGACTATTTAGGCCTGCCACCGCTATCAGAGTATCAGTATACATTAATTGAAAAAAGTTCTCAGGTGTATAAAGAGTCTACTCTAATCAAATTATTTGGTGAAGAAGAAGGCTCAAGAATGTTTAAGCAAACTGCTAATGAAGTAGTTGCTCAATTAGGAAAAGGTTCTGGCAAAGACTACTGCTCTACAATATCGGTAGCCTATATAGTATATTTACTATTGTGCTTAAAAGATCCCGCAAATTATTACGGTAAGCCTCCAGGAGATTCAATTGATATTATTAATATTGCTATTAACGCACAGCAGGCCAACAATGTTTTCTTTAAAGGATTTAGAACTAGAGTAGATAAGTGCCCTTGGTTTGTTGGCAAATACAGCGAAAAGGCTTCAGAAATAAAGTTTAATAAAAACATTACCGTACACTCAGGACACTCAGAGCGAGAGGCTTGGGAAGGGTACAACGTAATAGTAGTTATTCTAGACGAAATATCTGGCTTTAGCGTAGAGAATACAACTGGCCACGAGCAAGCTAAAACAGGAAGTTTGATTTATGAAATGTATAGGGCTTCAGTAGACTCTCGTTTTCCAGATTACGGCAAAGTAATTCTTCTTTCATTCCCAAGATATAAGAATGATTACATTCAGCAGAGGTATGATGACGTAGTTGCAGAAAAAGAAACTGTAATCAGAACCCACCATTTTAAATTAGATGACTTACTTCCAGACGGAACAGAGGGCAATGAGTTTGATATAGATTGGGAAGAAGACCATATCCTGTCGTACAAGTATCCAAGAATGTATGCCTTGCGTAGACCGACATGGGACATTAACCCAACAAGAAAGATTGACGATTTCAAGGTAGCATTTTATAAGAACGCACCAGATGCCCTAGGAAGATTTGCTTGCATGCCATCAGAAGCAATTGATGCATTCTTTAAGTCAAGAGAAAAGATTGAAAACGCATTTAGCAACATGGCATTAGCTGTAGATAACTTTGGAAGATTTGAAGACTGGTTTGCTCCAGACCCAGATAAAGAATATTTTATACACGTAGACTTAGCCCAGAAACACGATCATTGTGCAGTATCAATGGCGCATGTTCAAAAATGGGTAAACGTAAAAGTAACAGACACCTATTCTCAACCTGCACCAATTGTTGAAGTTGACGTAGTGAGATTCTGGACTCCGACAAAAGATAAGTCCGTAGACTTTACAGAGGTAAAGGATTATATATTGTCATTAAGAACTAAAGGATTTAAGATACGTGTGTGTACGTTTGACAGATGGAACTCTCACGATATGATGCAGCAACTAAAACAGTATGGCATTGATACTCAAACTTTGTCTGTTGCCAAGAAGCATTACGATGATATGGCAATGGTAGTTGCAGAAGATAGACTTACTGGCCCAAGAATTCAGCTATTGGTTGACGAGCTTTTACAGCTAAAAATTATGAGAGACAGAGTAGACCACCCAAGAAAGGGTTCTAAAGACTTGGCGGACGCAGTATGTGGATCTGTATACAATGCTATTAAGATGAGCAGGCCTTCTAATAACGAAGAGATAGATATTCACACGTACAGTTCTCTAAAGTGGGATAGAGAAGAAGAAGACACAATTGTTACAAACATGATAAGAGCACCGAGAATGCCTCAAAACTTATCAAATGCACTAGAAGGAATGGAAATCATATGAGCGTATATCAAGATCAGGCTAAGGAGTGCAAGTGTTGTGGAAAACACGTTCCTCTGCCGACTACATTAAAAGAATATCAAGGGGTGATACTTTGCCCAACAAGTTTTGCTAATGTTATAGAGTATAAAAGAATTTGGAAATCTATTGGCAACAGACCCACTGGAAGTATAAGAAAACATTTTTCTGATTATGTTCAGCAGGTAGTAGAGTCTACTATTGACAAAAATGAAGACGGAACGTTATAATAAAACTAGGCAACAATAGCTTAGTTGGTTAAAGCCCCGAACTCATAATTCGGTAATCGTAGGTTCAAGTCCTACTTGTTGCACATAGGAGGCAATATGTCAGAAGAAGAAGATCAACAAGATGCGGATAGACTTGCATATTATCTAGAGATAGGTGCGGTTAGTCTAGAAGGCATGGACGAAAACGGAGAAATGATTTATTCAATTAGCGAAGATGCTGAAACTTTAGCTCCAGAATTATGGCAATCTCATACAGAGTATGTAGATAGGTCATTAATTGAATTGTATGAGCAGGGCTTGGTTGAGGTGGAGTACGATGAGAACCTTGAGGCCATTCTTCATATTAGTCCAGAAGGACAAAAAATTGCTAGAGAAAAAGGTCTAATTGAAATGGACATTAACAGGGATATTCCGAACGACTAAAATATGATATAATTATATTAGGTCGCCGCAAGGGGCCTATACAAATTAACTTATTCGCTTGAAGGAGGAATAAAATGGTAACAACATACACATGGGATCTTTTCAAGGATCCTTTTTTTATTGGATTTGATAGAGCTTTAGATACATGGAGCCACGCTCAAACAGTATCAAGTGCAACTAACTATCCACCATATAACGTAATCAAAGTAGACGAAGACAACTTTGTTGTCGAACTAGCAGTCGCTGGATTTGGTAAAACAGATATTGATGTATCAACAGCAGACGGCAAGCTTACCGTAAAGGGAGAATTAAAGACGGAGGATGGCGATTCAAAGTTTATCCACCGTGGAATTGCTGCCCGTAAATTTACTCGTGAGTGGGCTCTTGGTGAATATATGGAAGTAAAGGCAGCGGAACTAAAGGATGGAATGCTTAAGATTGATATTGTACGCATTCTGCCAGAAGAGAAGAAGCCAAAGACCATCAAAGTCAAATAAATAGTATAATAGATATCTGCACCCCGTCACTGGGGAGTCGCAGATTTGGGCATCGCTGCCCAGGATAGTCGGGGGAGACAGCGACTTTAAATAACTGGTATAGTCCTGAGTATGACTTCTTAAAAAAACTGCTCATTTAAATTAAAGGAGAATTATGTTTGAATACAGAGTTAAGCAGATAACAAAGATAGTGGACGGAGATACTATTGATGTTGACATTGATCTTGGATTCAGCATTTCATATTCTCAAAGACTTAGACTAGCAGGTATCGACACACCAGAGTCTAGAACAACAGACAAACTTGAAAAAACATTAGGCTTAGAGTCAAAAGAGTATCTTAAGTCTAAGTTCAAAGATGCTAAAGACATT